GACATTAAGTTAGTAAGCGTTTACAAACCGCGCTGAAAGGACACGTTATGTCAGTGACAGCACAGGAATTAATGAAGTTGATTCGAGGCGGTGCCAAAAACGGCAAAGCATCGATGGAAATTGAAGTCGAGAAAGAAGGCAAAGAAGGCGAAGAGGGCGAAGAAGAGATGCCTGCGCTTTCTGGTGCTTCTTCACCGCCTATGTCGTCACCCATGTCCACGCCTGAACCTAAAAAAGGCGAGGAAATGCAGGGCCGCATTGATGTACAGCTTGGCATGGGCATGTTAATGGGTGCTTTGCCCAAGTTTCCCGACGGTTCTCCAGAGGCTAAGGCTATTAAAGAGGTCATTCGCCAGATTGGAAGCACATTTGGTGAAATGGACTACAAAGCCAAGGAACTTGCCCCTGCAGATATTATGCAAATGATTCAAACCCTGCCACAAGCTGGTGGCGCATCGGCTGAGATGCGAGCAATGGCTGCGGCACCAACCCCTGGGACTCAAAACCCGCCATTACCCATCTAGAATGAGCACCCTTCAACGATTTGAGCGAAAAGTAGAGCGCATTCCTTTTTGTGAATGCCATATCTGGACTGCCGCTGCTTCAAAAAAGGGTTACGGTAAATTTGTGTTTGAAGGCCAAACTTGGGAGCTTGCACATCGAGTTGCTTATAAGTTGTATTCTGGGCCTATTCCTGATGGGCTGTCTGTCCTGCATAGATGTGACAACCCCTATTGCGTGAATCCTAGGCACTTATATCTTGGAACTTACAAAGACAACGCAATAGACAGAGAAGTAAGGAATAGAGGTAATCATGCTTATGGCATGGGTCATGGTAGAAATAAATTAACGAATTCTCAAGTTCTCGAAATTCGTGATTTGCATGACACAGGAAAGTATTCCTGTTTTAGACTTGCTTCAATTTATGGTGTAAACCGGAAAACGGTGAACGACATCGTAAATCGCAAGATTTGGAAAACACTTCATTAAAGGACTTTTTATGGAATTGTTTCGTCCTCGCGCTGGCACGATTCGTCGCCCAACCGACAATCAACAGCAAAATGGTCAGATCACCAATCCCCCTCGCTTTGAGCAATTTGGTGGTTTGAATTCATCGAATAAAGTTACTAAGAATCGCATGACCCTCAGCAAGCCTGGGGACACCAAGCGAGTCATCTAACGATTGATAAGGGCTGAAATGATGTCGCTAGAAAATCTCACACCTGATGCAAGGGACGAATTAGCAGCGCTGGCTAAGGCGCTTGCCGAGAATCCCAAGACCCGCAAAGAATTTCTCCGTCTGACCAAGACGGCGCATCCCGATCTTCCCGTGCCAGAACTTGACATTGAAGATCAAACGACTCGTGCTTTATCTGCGCAAGAAAACAAGATTGCTCAGTTGGAAGCAAAGCTCAAAGAAAAGGATGCTCGTGCTGAGTTAGAGCGCCGTCGCTTGGCGCTTAAAGAGAAAAACTTGGTTGGCTCTGACGAAGATATTTCTGAGATCGAGAAACTCATGGTCAAAGAAGGTATCAGCAACCACGAGACGGCTGCAAAGCACTATCAGTGGATGAAACAAGCAGATCGGCCAACACCTGCATTTAGCAACTCTCCCATTACCTCAAAGGTCAATGACTTTGCTAAGTACATGAGGAATCCTGCGGCAGCAGCGCGTGAGGCAGCGGCAAGCGCACTCAATGAGCTGAGACAAGGTTCACAGTCTCGGCCTATTGGACTTCGATAATTAGGGCTGTTTTTTAAGAGGAACGTATCATGCCTATTGGTGGCGGTATCATCCCAGCAAGCGGCACCAGTCAGTACAATGAACTGACCTACGTCACCCGTAGGGCGTTTATTCCCAAACTGGTTGTCCAGCTTTACAACTCCACTCCCCTGCTTGCTGCACTGCTTGCAAACTCGCAAACCGCCTCTGGTGGTGTGTCGTCTGTAACGGTGCCTGTTCAGGGTTCGCAATTTGTCAACGCTCAGTGGTCAGACTACAGCGGTTCGTTTGCACAGCCTGCCGTTCAGCAAGGTGCTTACAACGCTGAGTTCAACCTCAAGCTCATGATTGCGCCGGTTCCCTTCCTCGGTATGGAAGGTGCGGTACAGCAAGACTATGCTGTGATTCCCTTGATTGAGGCTCGCATGAACGATGCGACCAACGTCATGATGGATGCAATGGCAACTGCGCTTTACACCAACACCACAAACGCTCAGCAGTTTATTGGCTTGGCAGCGGCTGTTGATGATGGCACGGGTACTGCAACCTATGGCAATATCAATCGCTCGACTTACACTTGGTGGAAATCCAAGCAGTATGCTGCTGGCTCGGTCAACCCAACCCGTCAGAACATCCTGCAGTACATTTCTGGCACGGTAAAGAACGGCGCTGAAGTCCCAACCTTTGGTGTTTGCGGCTTTGGTACTTGGACGTTGTTGGCGCAAGATTTTGTAGGCCAAGAAACCTACATGATCACACCTGGAAGCAGCTTTGCTAACGGTGAAGAAGGGCCAACGTCTGGTTTCCGTGCGCTAATGGTTGCTGGCGTTCCGATCTACCCTGATCCGTACTGCCCAGAAGGTACGCTGTACTTGCTCAATACGAATTACATGAGTATGTACATCCACGATCAAGCCGAGTTTGCCTTTACGGGCTTTGAGTCCACCCTGCCTAACTGGCAGATTGGTTATGTTGGCGCTGTGTTGACCATTGCAGAATTGGTGAGCACCAAGCCTAAGAGCATGACCAAGGTGACTGGTCTCAACTCGCTTACGCTGTAAGGAGATTAAGTCATGGCTCTTGCACTAAATAAAATCATTGTCACTGGGTTAAACAGCGATGCTGCTGGTGCCTATTTTGACTATGTTACGCAGTCAGTTACTGCAGGCACGGATTACACCTTGCCAGCAGGTCTGTACATCATCTACCCTGTTGCAAACTGCAAGTACCAGGCTTACAACGGCACGAGTTGGGCCGATGTAATCGCAGCAAATACGGGCGGCATGATGGTTTCGGATGGTCAAAACGTGAAAATTGTTTCTACATCCGGCACCGTTACAGCGCTGTTCTTGACCGTCAATGGCGGTCAGGCTGCGACTGGCACTTACAACAGTTAATTGGAGTAAAGCATGGATGCCAGCAAAGTAGGTAGTCTTCTACCTCAGCAGTTCGGGGGTATCCTGCTTGGGAAACTGGTCGCCGCGAATATGAATTCGACGGCTGACCAAATCATCACTATCTTTAGTAACCCGTCTAAGTATGTTGTTAGACGGGTGGTAGTGACAAATGCTTCACTATCGCTTACCACAGCAGTTGCCAGTGTTTATACAGCGGCCTCTGGTGGTGGTTCAGCGGTTGTTTTATCCCAAGCACTCAGTTCATTAAATGCGTCAACACGGTTTCTTGATTGCACACTCAATTCAACGGGTAATGTCAATACAACCGTAAAATCAGCAGTACCTAACCTGTATTTGAAGTTAGATACAGCGCAAGGCACCGCATCTACCGCCGATGTTTACATCTACGGGGATATTTTAGAAGCATGATCTATGTCACTAATCGTGGCAGTCAACCGCTGGTCGATCATTTCGACGGTCAGCGGTTTGAGTTTGCACCGCATCAAACCGTTGCAATAGAACCTGTCGTTGCCCGTCATATCTTTGGCTACGGTGACGACAACAAAATTCCTTATCTGGTGCGTTTAGGCTGGATGAAAATGAATACAGACCTCGACAAAGCAATGTCGCGTCTGAAAGACTTTTCATTTACCGATGCGCCAGTCAAAAACGACCACTTGTCAGCCCTGGTGGTGGAACGAGTAGCCCCTCCCGCCCCAAGAGGACGGGCTGGGGCCAAAGTCCAGTCGCAGGTAGCAAACGCATGAGGAAAGTATGGCATCCTATTCTGGGTACATCACAGAAGTTCGCCGTTTGCTGCATGACGCAACCGGAAACTTTTGGACTGATACTGAGCTAGCCGATTACATCAACGGTGCAAGAGAGCGTATCGTTCGCGATACGGGCTGCTTGCGCACCATACAGACCTCAACGGTTACTAATGGGGTTGAGACCTACCAATATGCCTCGCTACCGCAAGGCAACCTTACGATTGATGTGCTTAACATCAATTTGTATTGGGGTAATACACGCATTCCTCTGCGCTATCTACCGTTTTCGCAGTTCAATGCTGAGTTGCGGTTTTGGCAAAACTATACGGGAAGGCCCATTGCATTTAGCATTTACGGTCAGCAGACCATTTATGTAGGCCCAATCCCAGACCAGACTTATACCGTTGAGTACGACACAGTGATTCTACCGACACCACTGAC